ATGCGTAAATACTGTTATATACAGCACCCACAACGTGGTCGCATACAGTTTAATCTATACCCATTTCAAGAAAAGGTATTAACGTTATTTCAAAACAACGATTATAGTGCTATATTAAAATCTAGACAGTTAGGTATATCAACTCTAGTATCAGGTTATGGTCTTTGGTTAATGACATTCCACAAAGATCGAAATGTATTAGCATTAGCAACTACACAAGCAACAGCAAGAAACTTAGTAACTAAAGTACAATTCATGTGGGAAAATTTACCTTCATGGTTAAAAGTGGATGCTGCAGAAAACAACAAATTATCCCTTAGATTTACTAATGGGTCAAAAATACAAGCAAAATCCTCAAATGCTGATGCAGCACGTTCGGAAGCAGTATCTTTACTAATAATTGATGAAGCAGCCTTCATTGATAATATTGCTGAAACATGGGCTTCTGCCCAACAAACCCTAGCAACGGGTGGTGGTGCTATTATATTATCTACACCTTATGGTACTGGTAACTGGTTTCACCAAACATGGGTCAAAGCAGAACAGGGAGAAAACGATTTCTTACCAATTAAACTTCCCTGGTACGTTCACCCTGAACGAGATCAAGCATGGAGGGATGCTCAAGATAATTTACTAGGTGATCCTAGATTAGCAGCACAGGAATGTGATTGTGATTTTAGCACATCGGGAGATATAGTATTCTATAATGAACATTTAGAATTTTACGAAAAATCATTTATTAAAGACCCAATGGAGAGAAGAGGTGCTGACCAAAACCTATGGGTTTGGGAAAACGCTGATTATTCAAGGTCCTATATGGTTTTAGCAGATGTTGCTCGTGGTGATGGTAAAGATTTTTCTACTTTCCACGTAATGGATATAGAGAATAACGTCCAAGTAGCGGAATATAAGGGTCAAATAGGTACTAAAGAATTTGGACACTTATTAGTAGGCATAGCAACAGAGTACAACGAAGCCTTACTTGTAATTGAAAATGCAAATATAGGATGGGCCACAATACAGGTAGCAATAGATAGAAACTATTCTAACTTATACTATTCACAACGGAGTGGAGAAGCCAATGCCAATTCGTATTTTGACCAATATCAAGACAACTCAAAAAGAGTAGCTGGTTTCACTATGTCTTCTAAAACAAGACCTATGATAATAGGAAAGTTTCAAGAATATATTAGTGATAAAGGAGTAACAATTCAATCCAGGAGGTTGATTGAGGAAATGAAAGTATTCATTTGGAAGAATGGTAGAGCAGAGGCACAAGGGGGATACAATGATGATTTAGTAATGGCTTTTGGAATGGGGATGTATGTTAGAGATACAGCATTAAAGTTCAAACAAAGAGGAATAGATTTAACAAAACAGTCATTAAATAATATGACAGTTAACAGAACACCATATCAAGGTGGTTACGGCGGGGGATACGGGCAAGTAAAAAACCCTTACTCAATGGACACACCAGATGGCAAAGAAGATATTAGTTGGTTATTATAACCATATTTATAAACAATAATTATATATTTAGATGGCGGATACAAGTGTATTTACAAGATTAAGGAGATTATTTTCCACAGACGTAGTAATACGAAACGTAGGAGGTGACCAGGTTAAAACCATAGATTCGGGTCACATCCAATCAAGTGGTGAGTACGAAACAAATGCTTTAGTAGACAGATTTAACAAAGTCTATTCTTCTGCACCAACCTCACTATATGGGGCACAGTTCAACTTAAATTATCAATATTTAAGAACACAGTTATACTCAGAATACGATGTAATGGATACAGATGCAATAATAGCATCTTCTCTTGATATTATAGCGGATGAGTCTACACTTAAAAATGATATGGGTGAAGTTCTTCAAATTAGAAGTTCTAATGAAGACGTCCAGAAAATTTTATACAACCTATTCTATGATGTATTAAACGTAGAGTTTAATTTATGGATGTGGGTTAGACAAATGTGTAAATACGGTGATTTTTTCTTAAAGTTAGAAATTGCTGAAAAATTCGGTGTTTATAATGTAATACCTTATACTGCTTATCACATTGAAAGAATTGAAGGTTCAAATCCTGAAAATCCTGCTGAAGTTAAATTCAAATGGAATCCTGAAGGTTTTGCAGGTGGTTCTTCTAGTGGTTACTACAATGTAGCAGGAGCTAATGGGGCAAATGATTCAAACAATGGTATAGTATATGATAACTACGAAATGGCTCACTTTAGAATGGTGGGTGATGTTAATTATTTACCTTATGGTAGAGCTTACATAGAACCAGCAAGAAAATTATTTAAACAATATACGTTAATGGAAGACGCGATGTTAATTCATAGAATTGCTCGTGCACCTGAAAAAAGAGTATTTTATGTAAACGTTGGAGCAATTCCTCCTAATGAAGTTGAAGCATTCATGCAGAAAACTATCACAAACATGAAACGTACTCCAATGATGGATGAAAAAACAGGAGAGTATAATTTAAAATATAATATGCAAAACATGTTAGAAGATTTTTATATTCCTGTTCGTGGAAACGATAGTGCAACAAAAATTGACACAACACCAGGATTACAATACGATGGTATTGCCGATGTTGAATATTTAAGAGAAAAATTATTTGCTGCTTTAAAAGTACCTAAAGCTTTTATGGGTTATGGGGAAGCAGAAGCAGGAAAAGCTACACTGGCACAACAAGATATTAGATTCGCTCGTACTATTGATAGAATACAAAGAATACTATTATCTGAACTACAAAAGATTGCTTTAGTCCACCTATACACACAAGGATACAGAGACGAAGCCTTAACCAATTTTGAATTGTCAATGACAACTCCTTCTATCATTTATGATCAAGAAAGAATTGAGTTAATGAAATCAAAATCTGAATTGGCAGGTACGTTATTAGAACAAGGTTTAGTACCATCTGATTGGATCTATCATAACGTTTACCACTTTAGTGAAGACCAATATGATGAGTATAGAGATTTAGTTCGTGAAGACTCTAAACGTAAATTCAGAAACGATCAAATACTAGCAGAAGGTAATGACCCCGTAGAAAGTGGTCAATCATATGGAACACCACATGATTTAGCTTCATTGTATGGTAAAGGCAGAACAATGTCTGATCCCGCAAATGTGCCTGATGGTTACAATGAAGATGAACCGGAAATGGGCCGTCCTAAAGATGGTATAACTAACAGAGGTAAACAAGATAATAATTTTGGAAAAGACCCTCTAGGAGTTAAAAGCATGAAGGGCACAGATAAAAATGATGGTGATTCAAGACCTAGGTTATCTGAATTCGAAGATCCTAAAATTACTTATTTAAAAAATAAGGATATCTTTAAGGGTCTAGACAAAAAACAACTAATATTTGAACAAGATAAAGCTGATTCCTCATTACTTGATGAATCTCGACTAAAATCTTAATATTTATAAATAAATATATTTTTGATGAAAATTAAACACTCAAAGTATAAAAATACAGGTATACTATTTGAATTGCTTGTTAGACAGATAACGGCGGATACCCTATCAGGTAAACAATCCAAAGCTATTGACTTATTAAAGACTTACTTTGTGAAAACAGAATTGGGTCGTGAATATAAGTTGTATGAAACAATTTCAAAGTCTAAAGTATTAAGCGAATCAAGAGCTACTATGTATTTAGATACAACCCTAGATAATTCTAAAGCCTTTAATAGAGGTGTCTTAAGAAAACAAAAGTACAATTTAATCAATGAGATTAAAGCTCATTATGATTTAGATACTTTCTTTGGGTCTCAAATAAAAAACTACAAAGAAACAGCAGCCTTATATACTTTAATTGAGGGTGTTAATTCTAAAGGTATTGTTGATAACAACCAGTTAATTGCTAGTAAAATTACAATTTTAGAGTTTTTAACTAAAAAGGAAATCAACAAAACCAAAAAGGACGAAGTACTAGAAGAATTTTCTACCTACGATAAAGACATAAGATCTTTAACCTATAGAATATTACTAGAAAAATTCAACGAAAAATATGATGGGTTGAGTACTGAACAAAAACAAGTACTTAAAGAATTCATCACATCAGTAGACTCCACACCGGGTTTAAGAAATTTCTATAATTCTAAAATAACAGAATTAAAAACTTCTTTAGTTAAAGCAACAAAATACATAAAAGATCAAGCTACACAAATCAAAATCACAGAGGTTACTAAGTTCTTAATTGAACTAAATAAAACTGATAAAGTGGATAGTGATAATTTAGTTGATTTGTTACAATATTACGAATTAGTAAGTGAAATCAAAACAGCAAATGGCACACAGGTATAAGCTTAAAGAATTTGAAGTAGGAGATATTGATGTATCAAATGGAGTTAAATCCAAAGTTACTAATATCGACCCGGATACTGGATCAGTATCGTGGTCTATAGATTATATCCCAAATATTGATAAATTAGTTGAGGATGTTGATGAATTAACTAAAACAGCTAAAGGTGTATATCAAAAAGCAAAAGACGATAAAAAGTTTTTAGATATTTACGAACAAGCTAGATCGTTAAGGAATACAATTCGCACTCATGTTAGAAATAACTACCCCGATGATTACAAAAAGGCCATGAATGAAGGAAGGGTAGATGAACAACAAACTACACATAGTACTTATGATGAAGTAATCAAAAGTGTAATAGATTTTGTAGACAGCAAGGGGTATAAACTTCCCAATTCTGAATTAGAAAAAATAACAAAAAACCCTCCAAGAGGACCTATTTATGGGTGGACTAGAGCATATACTCTACCCTTAGATGATAAAACAAATCTTAAGTTTTATGCTTCGGGAGTAGGAAAAGTGTTTAGCGTTTCCCAGAACATCCAATTAAATGACAAACTTGCGTTAGATGAAGAAGACGTAGAAGAAATGTCAATGTCTGGTGGAGCCGGTGGTTATTTAACACCATATGCTTTTAGAAAAAAAGGTGCTAAAGCTAATGATAAAGCATATACCGAATTAGGGTATACTGTAGTAAAAGAAGATGAATCTCAGTACCCGAGCTTTGAGGTAGACAGAAACATAAAATACCAAGATGGAGTTATTACACAAGGATATTGGACCTACACTGGTAAAGAAAGTGGAGGAAAAGGAGTATATTTAAATGTAATGAACCAACAAATGTTAGGTTTTGATAGAGAAGACTTAGAAATTTTTAATAAAAATCTATCAAGTCATTTTAACATAATAGACGAATCAGCTGAACAACCCGGTGAAGATTTAGGACCTGGTCCTAAGGCAACCGAGGATGGAGTTAAAGATAATGCATACGTAAAGCAATTTAAATACAAGTTAGTCCCTAAGAATAACGGTACATTTGTACAGAAGGGATCAGGACTCGAAGTAAACAAATTATTCTAATATGTATAATTATAAGTTAATAAGAGAGGACGAGGACGAGGCTAAACGAAAATTCCAAACGGAAAGAGTTAATGCCTTTAATGATATAGAAGATGAATTACAATCTTTGATCAAACCATTAAGACAATCAAAAATAGAAACAATAAAATACTATAGGGAAAATCCAGAAAGCTTTTCAGTAGTAACCGGTACCGATTTAATTCAAGACTTTATAAAAGACATTAAAACATTATTAGAAAAATAATATTATGAAAACACTACAAGAACAATATAACTCAATCCAGAAGGGTGAAGGTCGTAAAGATCTATTTTTAAGGGAAGCTAAAAAAACTTACCCTAATTTATTATCTAACCTTACTTCTTACAACGATGCTGAAAAGATTTTAAAAAGCAAAAGTAAGATTAACGAAAACTTAGGAGGTATTGTTACTTTAAAGCCTTTAGTTCAATTAACATCAGCTGATTTCAACCCAAACAGACAATCTTGGGAAGATAAATATGAAACTTTTGTTAATGAAGAAAGAGCAAAAGCATTAAAACCTATCATCGATAAAGATGAAAAGGTTAATACAAAGGAACAAGACGAAAAAATTAAAGCAGACGCTAAAAAAGTATCGGATACAGTAGAAAATACACAAGATCGTAACTACGATTATTCACCAAAGGAAGATAACATTAACAACGTTAATGCCCAAGAAATGATGAATGGTGTTTATTTTGAACTTAAAGAAGATCCATCTCTAACATTAGAAGAGGCACAAGAGAAAGTAATAAAAAACCTAGCAAAAGACCCATTAACATATGTTAAGAATGGTCAATTTGGAGTAGGTATAGGATACACAGAAGCAGAAGTTCAAGAAAATTCAGGTAAAACCTACGGAGGTAGCGGATACAGTGATAAATTAAAAAAAGGAGATACAAAAATGAAACCAATTAAAGAAAGTTTATTCAAGAAATTAATCAAAGAAGGATTAGGCGGCGTAGTAACATCAGGTAATCCAGATTCTTTAGCAGCACAATCAGGAAGAGAAATCAGAAAAATGATGGCGGAAGATGGATTCCAAGCTGATCAAGCAGGGTCTCAATATCATGCCTCGTTATATGCTGAGTCAAATGATGAAGCAAAGTTACCAATGGACGAAGCAGAACCAAAAGAAAAAAAAGAAGTTGCTAAGAAGAAAAAACCTAAAAAAGATTCAATAGATGCTAAATTAGCAGAAATTGGAGCTGAAGCTGAAGCAGTAAAAATGGAGGCTCAATTAGAATTCTTAAACAACCACATCAACGAAAAACAAGACAGATTAACCGGAATCAATGAAGACGAAAATATGTTGGAATTAATGGATAAGTCTAAATTGAAAGAGATGGCTAAAGACATTAAGAGTTTAGAGAAGAAAAAAGCTCAAATGGAGAAAATTTACGAAAAAACTTGTGGTAAAAGTTACTCACCAACAGAAATGGTAGATGAGATGGAAGACATAGACGAAATGGATGCTGTAAGCTTCAACGACCAAAACAACCCAACACAAGGTGCATCAGGAGAAAGAGATCCTAGAAAAGTAGGTACATCAACAGGAGACTATTCTGTAAACAAATAAACATGAGAAAGCTATTAATAGAAACTCATACAATCAATTATACCCCTACTGTGTTGACCGAAAGTGTCAATGCGGAAAACGGTAATATGATTGTTGAGGGGATATTAGCTACTTGTGAAGTTAAAAACGGAAACGGTAGATATTATTCTAAGGAATTATGGGAAAGAGAAATGGGCCGTTATTCGGATCTAATAGAACAAAGACGTTCTATGGGAGAACTAGACCATCCAGAATCTCAAGTAATTAACCTACAAAATGTATCACACATTATAAGTGGGTACAGATGGGAAGGTAATGATATCATAGGGAAAATTGAAGTTCTACCAACCCCAGCAGGTAACATATTAAAAGCACTTGTAGGTAATGGTGTAACAGTAGGTGTATCATCTCGTGGGATGGGTTCATTAGAAGAAAGAGAAGGTGTAATGGAGGTTCAAGACGATTTTGAATTACTATGTTGGGATTTTGTTTCAACACCATCAAACCCTGGATCGTACATGCATATGATTAAAGAAGGCATGGAAGTACCTAAACATAAT